AAAGATGTATTACTATCTCAATTTTTGGGTTATCAATAGAACTGATAAGGAAGCAAAGCGTAAAAAGGTAGGTAATCCTTATTTTACTGATCTCTCTTGGGAGAACTGGATGATTAGAAGGAGAACGTTCATTGAAGAGTTAGATCACATTTGGGCAAAGACAAGACAGCGGGGCCTAAGTGAAGAAGGAGCAGCTAATATGTCTTGGATGTTTCAATTTTTAGATGATGTACAATTAGCAATTGTTTCCGGAGAAGATATCTATACTCAAAATACCTTTACTATGGTAAAGAGAGGTATGGAGAGAATGAAGAATACTCAATTTTACAAACAGTTTGGAAAGAATGATGCTAAGTTATTGAAGTCAAAGAATACAGGAGCAGAAATACATGCTAGGACTTGTCTAAATAATACACAGGTATTATCTGGTCTTAGTCCATTCTTTGCTATGCTTGAAGAGATTGGTATTTGGAAGAAAGGCTTTGTCAAAGAAGTAAAGAACTTCTTAGCACCTTCACAGCAAGCAACTGGTGTACGTTCAGGCTGGACAGAATATGTGGGCACTGGAGGGGATATTAAAGATGGTGTAGAGGATATGGAATGGATACTCTATAATCCTAAAGAAGCAGGAGTATTAGAGTTTCCTAATTATCATGAAAATAGTGATGGAAATATTGGTGGTTTCATTCCTTCATGGAAGTTTGAAATAATTGATCAATATGGAAATTCTCTAAAAGAAGAAAGCCTTAAAAAGATTAATGAAGAAAGAGCAGTTAAGGATGCTAAGAAAAGATACTTAGCAATTGTACTTAAACCAATAGTTCCATCTGAAATATTTAATGTTTCCGGTTCTGTATTTTATGGTGAAATAGTAAAGATGAATTGTCTTCGTCAGATAACAGCTATTCACAATAATAGAGGAATGCAAATAGTGAATAGATATCAGATTGAATGGGTGGATAGAAAGAAACCATGGAAGGGTGTTAAACCTCCAAAGCTTGATGCAGATGGTCCATTTCAGATTGCTGAACTTCCAATACTAGGAAGTAATGGAAAGGCTAAGGAGGGCTTATATGGAGCTGGGACGGATAGTTATGATCAAGATGAAGCACATACTAGTACATCAGAAGGTGCTTGCATAATAAAAAAAGGTGTAGATTTGTCAGCAGGGCTTGATAGTCTTGGAATTTACAATGCACCAATAGCTATGTTATTGGAAAGGCCTACAACAGATCAAGGTGGTAGAAATGTTTTTTATGAGAATACAGCTAAGTTATCTATGTTGTACAATGCTCCAAATCTTATTGAGTACAGTAAGATTCTAATTTTTAAGTTCTATGAAGAATTTGGTGTAGAGATGTTATTAGTACCTAATCCATCGTTATCAATGGCTACAATGGTTAATAAGAGTAAGACATCTAATAAGTATGGGTTACATGGATCATTAATTGATAATGCCTTGTCAATGACTGCTGATTATTGGAAAGATGAAGAGAATATAAAAAATAATTATTTCATTGACATATTGAAAGCGACATCAAGATTTAAAAGAACACAAAACTTTAACTGTGATATTTCAATTGCATTTACATTGGCTGATTTGAATTTACATGAAGCAAAACTAATTCAGGAGTTTAATGCTGAAATAGAAAAGATGCCAAATGAAACATTCGGCTATAAAGAAACTGCATCAGGAATCTCTAATACATACAACTCATGATAGATTTAATGAAATTATCACTTACTGAAGATGGTAGGAAAACTATTGCTAGTTATGCAAGAAACTTAACCAATACTAAACTTGCAAGAGAGGAAGAAGTGTTTTGGAAGTATTACAATAATGAATTCCCATCTGATACATTTGATTATCTTAAAAAGTATGGAGACTTTGTATTACCTGCAGAAGTAAGACATATTCCAAAGCAAAGAATTTATATTGATTATTTAAAAGGTACTCAGGCAAGACGTAAATTTATCTTTGGAGTAAAGGCTGTAGATAAAACATCTATGGCTGAAAAGAGAGAAAAACTTATTGATGCTATACTAGATGCACTAGAAGAACAGTATTCAATGCAACAGATGCAATTAGAGCAACAAGCTAAGGGAATACAAGAGCAACATCAACAGTTAGTCCAATTCGTAAGTCAGGAGCCCCAAACACAAGAACAAGCACAACAGATTCAACAGGTCAAGCAAACCTTACCTCAAATAGAGTTACAAGTAAAAATGATGCTCTTTCAAATAAACAAGAAGTCCGAGAGGATGAATGAAGTTATTGATGGAGTAGTAAAAAGAAAAGGAACAAACGAAAAAACGAATTATGAGGATCTGATGACAAAGAGATCACAAAGACTCATATCTGAATTTAAAATTGATGAAACATCGATGAGTAACTTCATTAGTGAGACTGTTACAGGAAGACAGTATTACTATGTTGATTATAATGCTAATCGTGATGAACTTGTGTTTGAAGATATTCCAGCAAAGGATGTATTCTACTTAAGAGCTGGTAATGAAAAGATGACTCAGGACTGTGAACTTGCTGGTTTCAGAAAAAGAATGAAACTTAGTGATTTGATTAGAGAGTTTAATCTTACAGAGAATCAAATCAGAAGGATATTAAATTCTAATAATGTTGATCTTGATAACACATCATTTGTAGGTGGTCCTGGTAACTATGCTGTTTATGTTGGAGGAAGTAGTACTCCATTTGAAATTGAAGGTATTGTAGTAGATTATATCTGGTGGCTTGCTGATAAGAAGATCAAAGCTATTAAGATCCCTAATAAGCATTCAAAAGAGTATATGCATCGTATCCTTCCAGATGATGCAAATGTTATCAATGAAGAAGATTATAAGTATGAAGGAAGAGAATGGGTAAATAAAGAGTTTCCAGAAAGAAGATTCTTTCATAATAAAGTGAGTACCTATAATCCAAACAAAGGACATATTTATGAAGAAAGATATTTCACTGTTCGCTACAGAAGTATTGTTATCAATAATGACATTACTATTACAGGAATGGATGAAGTTCAACATTGGACATCTACTGATTATCAAAAGAACAAACTTCCAATTGTAGGTCCTGCATTTTCTGCTCCAGAATATTTACCATATAGTCTAATAAAAGCAACTAAAGGGTTACAGGAATCATATAACCTTGTAAAGTTCCATGAAGAGCTTATGATGGCTACTAGTGGTACAAAAACATTATTGTTTGACTCAATCCAGAGGCCAACAGGAATGAGTAAAAAAGAATGGATGTATCAACTAAAAATTGGTATTGCTGAAATACAGACAAGGAAAGCTGGTATAGTACAACCTACATTTAATCAATTCCAAGAAGTTGATATGTCACTTAGTTCATCAATACAATTCTTAGGGAGTATTGCTGAAAGACTTGATCATGAAATTGGTTCTACAATGGGTGTTACAAGACAAGCTATTGGACAAACAGTAAATGCTGACCAAGTAGGTACATTTAAGCTCTCTCAGCAAAGCACTTTACTTGTTACGGAGATTCTATTCACTAGACATGATATGATCCTTAGAGAAGCTCTATCGCTCTTAATAAATCTATATGCTAAATTTAAGTCTAATCAAGATGAAATGTTTGAAGATACTGATGGAGTAGTACAGTATATCCCACAAGGTATGTTTGCTGGACGTGACTATGAATTACAAGGACATAATAATGCAGAAGAAGAATCTGACTTAAGTATGATGAAAGAGATGGCAATGAACTTCTCAGCAAAAGGAGCATTTAGTCTTGGTGAATTTTCAAAGTTATATACAGTAACTAGTGTTGGAGAGTTTCAAGCTGAAATAACAGAGATTGAAACAAAGGCTATGGAGATTCGTCAGCAGATGGTACAACAAGAGGGTGAAGCTACAGCAAAGCAAGAACAAGAGATGAAGAATCTTGAACTTCAACATAAAGCAGCATCAGATAAGATGAAGCAAGAGACAGATATGATGAAGTTAAAACTTGATGAACAGACAATGTTACAAAATGCTAGTGATAAGCAAAAAGATCGTGAACAGAAAGAAACAGAGAATATCAGGAAGACACAATTAGATGCTGCTAAAATAGCAAATGAACAGACAATGGAAGGAGCTGTACTTAATCAAAATGATAAGTTTGGTACAGTAGATAGGCAAATCTCAATGCTAAAATTGCAACTAGAAACAATGATGAATTCACTTAACAT